ATAATATATTAAATTGTTTTTATAATATATTAAATTGTTTTTATAATATATTAAATTGTTTTTATAATATATTAAATTGTTTTTATAATATATTAAATAATTGTTTGTTTTAATTGTTTGTTTTAATTGTTTGCTTTAATTGTTTGCTTTAATTGTTTGCTTCTAAATATTTTTTATACATAACTGGTGGTATTAGTTCTGTTTTTATTTTATCCATTTTCTTATAACATTTTGTAATAGTAACTTCACTTATTTCACTTACATTATTTATACTTTTTTTGTTTATATTTAATCTAAACTCTTGAACTACGAAATATATAATACCTGCTGCTACAGAATGAGGAGTATTTTCTGGCATTAGTTTTCGTTGTTCTATCATATGTGCTATAAATTCACATAATTTAGTGAGTTCTTTATTTATATTTAATTTACTACAATATCTTTCTATAAATGATACTGGTTTTGTATCTATATATTTAATCTTATCATTATTAGTTTTGTTACAATCTAATTCATTTATTATACTCATGGCATTTTTACATCCTCTAGTAGCACTTGCTGTATCTAAATTGAATATCTTAGCAATTTCTTTTGCCGTTCTACTGTATCCATTAACACGGCAAGCAATATATATAGATGCAGCTATAATACCATCACGATTAAGACCTCTATAAGTTTTATGTTCTGATATCATTTTATGATAACGTAAAGCACAATCAATAATCATTTTAGATATACCTTCATTTTGCGCCATGATTGTAATATGTTGAAACTCATCATATTGTGATTTTTCCTTATAAGGCATAGATTGCCATTCAGTATATCGCCTAATTTTACGCATTTCATAACTTGAAGCACCTTTACAAATAACTTTACATCCAAAAGATGACTTTTCTAATAACGGATTTATCGGCATACCACACCTTGTTGGGTCTTTATTTGAATTATCGTCTGCGCCATAATATCTCCATTCAGCAGTTAAGTCTAAAACATCTGTATATAAAATACCACATTTTTCATTTGTACAATTGTAAAAACCTTCTTCAGTTATCCCCAATCTACCGTCACATATATCACATCTTTCAATTAGCGTATTATTATTATATACACATTCTATGTCTTTGCTGATGCTATCATCTTGTTGTGATTTATTTTGTTCTAATCCATTTTTATTTTTGCTATTTATTTCAGAATCAAATAAATTCCATAAATGTGATTTATCAATCCTTTTTTGTTTATTTTTCTTTGTATTCACCTTAATAGTATCTGTCATATTATTCAATTATAATATAAATGATATATATTTAATTCAATTTTAAAATATAATTTAAACTAATTTAATTTATATATTAATTATATAAGAATATATATAAATATGGGTAACATGCAATCTATACCGAAAAATTCTAAATTAGTAGATGTAGCAGATTATGTTGCAGCGAAATATATATTAACCCAAAATTTTAATGATATGAAAAAGTTAAATGAACCTGAATATTGTAATAAACTGGTTATTTTAACTTCCAAAATTTTAAATAAATATCTTAAAGAACGCGAAGTAAAATATTTAGCTGAAAAGATTAAAAACGGTCATAAATATAATGAAAAAGAAAAAAAACAGGTTATTCATTTAAAAAAAGAGGATTTGGAAATTTTGGAAGATGAGAATGCTATTACAAAAGAGAGAATGTGTATAGGTATTGCTGCATTTTACATAAAAGTTGCACACTTATTCGCAGCTATTATATCTACTGTAAATCCCGAATTTGAATACGAAAAATCAGATGGTTCTAAGGTTATATTAGATTTGTATAATAAGACTGATGAACGATTAGAAGAAGAAGGTATTGATATCAATATGGAACCAAAATTAATAAGGAATGGAATATGTGCTAATCGCATCAAATCTCTCCAAAATGAAACGAATTTTATAGTTGATGTAAATGAAGAAATTAATATTTTACCGAGTTTCTGTTCATTTAATGATGGCAAAGATGAACCTAATAAATCTCTTAAAGACGAACCCGGCATACCCGAGTTAAAAAATTTATATTATGATAAATATGACTATGAAAAAGGTGAGTATTATGATATGACCTTAGAAACTAAAAAGATATATGAAGAGGACCTTAAGACATTCTATAAAGCGTTTACTGGTAAAGATATACCAAAAAATCCTGACTCTAACGAAAATGTTATTAAACAATTCCGAGACATACCTTTAAAAAGTTACAGTACAAGTGAAGGTTGTGTAGAAGGTGGTATATATACCAAACCTGTTAAAGGTTATTTAAAGGAAAAATTATTTCTAAAATACGCAGAACATATTAAGAAAATGATGGAAAAAACAAAGGCTTATCAAGATAAATTATTATCTGAACTTGATAAATTATTTGGTTTCCAGGAAAATAATAAAACTAAGAAAAGGAGTATAGTTATTCATCCAGATTTAAAGGAAGATGATTTGCCTAATATGTCTGAAACAGTAAGGAAAATTATTATAGAATTATATATCTCTTGTGAAAAAGACTATTATGAAGGTTTAGAAATATTTAAAGGTATTATTCAAAAATTATTACAAGATAGAGATTATAGGCGTTTAGAATTAGATCAATATTATTTGGAACAAATTAGTGCTGGCGAACTTCCTGAATTATATGGGGAACCAAGAGATAACTACGAAAATGAAAATATATCTATAATACCTAATGAACAAGAACCAACAAAGGTATCATCTGTAATACCCTATTATTGCGACGATAATGGTAATTTATTAATATTGTTAGGAAAAGAACCGAGTAAAGATGATAAATTTACATCATTTGCGGGTCATGTAGAACCAGGTGAAACTGTAAGCGCGGCAGCTATACGTGAATTTAGCGAAGAATCAAAACAAATATTTAATATTACAGAAGGTGAATTAGAACCAAGTTCTGAAAATCCATTTGAGTTTGATTATGATAAATCACAAATAGAACCTGAAGCACAACTAGAACAAGAGCCTTTATTAGAACAAGTACCCACAGAAGAACAAGAATATCCATTAGAACCTGAAGAATATCCATTAGAACCTGAAGTACAAATAGAACCTGAAGCACCAATAGAACAAGAACCAACTGAAGAACCACAAGCAATAGAAACAGTACCTACAGAAGAAGCAGGAGCAATAGAACCACAAGCAATAGACGCAGTACCTACAGAAGAAGCAGTACCTACAGAAGAAGCAGTACCTACAGAAGAAGCAGTACCTACAGAAGAAGCAGGAGCAATAGAACCACAAGCAATAGAAGCAGAACCGGAAGAACCACAAACAGAACCACAAGCAGAACCGGAAGAACCACAAACAGAACCATTACCTGAAGAAGCAAAACAATCTGGGGGTTATGATGAAAAAAATAATTTATTGAAAGTTTATACATATTTTTATAAAATAACCGAAAACCCTGATGATGTAATTAATTCGTTTAACAATAAATCTATGAATAACATGAATGATGAAAAATATAAAGAAAAGACAGAACTAAAATGGTTTAATATAAATGATATAGAAAATTCAACTGAAATACATATAGATTTCAAAAATACATTCAACTATATATCAGATATCAATATTGAATATATAAATAATTTATGTTCATCAATATCACAAGAAGAACCACAACTAGAAGAAACACAACCAGAAATACAACCAGAAACGCCATCAGTAGAATCAGAAGTAGAATCAGGATCAGAAATAGAACCAGTACCACCAGGAGTAGATCAAAGGCAAGTATTTGCTCCAGTATTTGCTCCAGTAATTTCTGCACTATCAGGAACTCAACCAGAACCAGTTGTTGAACCGGCACCTGAACAAGCAGTAGGACCAGTACCAGCACCGGATTTACCAGCACCGGATTTACCAGCACCAGATTTACCAGCACCGGATTTACCAGCACCGGATTTACCAGCGCCGGATTTACCAGCACCAGATTTACCAGCACCAGATTTACCAGCACCAGATTTACCAGCACCATATTTACCAGCACCAGATTTACCAGCACCAGATTTACCAGCACCTGAACAAGCACCTGAACAAGCAGTAGGACCTGAAGAAAAAAAAGAAGAATATGGACAAATTGGAGGAAAAAACTATTATAGAAACATTGAATTTATTAAATCAGAATTATCACTTATTAACAATTTTATGATGTATACTTTATCTAAATGCATTGATACTTCTTTGGAATTAAACATTACAACCAATAATATATACAAATTATTGAAACAATATATAGGGGCATATAATAATTTAACCAAAAAAGAGAAATCTTCTAATAAAGATAAATTTGTTTCTATTATTAAATATATAACAGATATAGAAACTGATAACATTAAAAATAATAAAAAAGATTTAATAGATATTATAGAAAACGTATCTAATGTTCAAAGTAATATGATATGTAATAATAACTACAGTAGAGAACAAATTGTTAGTTACATTAATAGATATAAAATAACTACTAATATGGTTGATAAAATAAGAAAAAAATTAATTAAAAAGAAAAAAACAAAAAAAAGATTAGGTAGCAAACAAAAAAATAAAAACAAGGGAAAAAGACAAAGAAAACAAACAAAGAAAACAAACAAACAAAGAAAAAAATAATTATTTTCTTACAATAATATAAATACATGATTAAAGTAAGAAATTTTAATTTATTCAAAAATAAATCAAGAAAAAACAACAACAGCAAGAAAAATAAATCTGTGAAATTATGTCGTAATAAAAAATATAAAAAAAATATGCGTTGCTTGAGAAAAGCAAGTAAAAAGAGTAAAAAATAATAATATTATATTTTATATATATATATTAAAGTATAATATGATTATGAGACACGTGATAACACCAAAAAGATTTATAACTTCTACTGGATGTATAATATATGTATGGATATTACCATTACTAGCAAAAATAAATTTTACTGAAAAAGAACAAACATCAATATCAGGATTTATATCAAATCCTCCAGCTACAGGGGCCTTTGCTGTCTTATCATACGTCCCATTAATTACAATGTGGGAATATCAGCATCATTTATGTATTACCAGAGAACTAGAAAAAAGTACACAAAATAAATTATACCATTCTATATGTTTATTTCAATTCTGTTATGGTTTAGGGATGATATGTAATATTAATTATACACCGTATTGGGTATGTGTTGCTTGTCTGGTGTGTTTCATATTATCTTATATAAATCATTCCTTTTTATTAGTACAGTATACAAGTCCAAGCAAATTTGGTGATTATTTATTAAAAATAAATTGTGCTTGTTTTATAATATTACCGTTTACCACACAAATGGCATATTGGGGAATGGAATGTACGTGTTATACTCTTATGATGCTTTATACTCCATTAGAAATAATTTATTATTTAATGGAAGAATCAGAAAAAAATTTAGTAGATGTTGATGAAATTCCAAGAGCAAATGTAGTTTCATCACAACCGACATCTTCATTAAATGAACCACCTACGTTAAGAGAACCACCTACATTAGGTGATCCGCCTATGTTAGGTCAAATACCTTAAAGATAACCTTAATTAACTGATAAGACATCTACGTTTATATTCTTCAACATATATTTCATCATTATTATATATATCATCATATGTTATTTCATTATTATTAGTATATTCATCTTCTTCTTTTGGTTCATCTTTTTTTGGTTCTTCTTCTTTTGGTTCATCTTTTTTTGGTTCATCTTTTTTTGGTTCATCTTTTTTTGGTTCTTCTTCTTTTGGTTCATCTTTTTTTGGTTCATCTTTTTTTGGACCTAGGTCTATTTTATTAGTATTAGTATTACTAATATTTATCATATCATAAATCATATTAGTTAACGCAGGATCACTAGATAATAATTCTTCTAAAACATCACTATGTTCTTTGAATATATATGATAATTTATAATCAAATATTGTTTTATTTGATTCATATATTTTTTGGGATTGTTTTGGTTGTTTTATCTCTCTAAGGTTATGAGAAACAAATAGGTCATATGATGGAGGTGATGGTGGCGTTGAAGACGGAGGCGAAGATGGCGTTGTTGATTCGTATGAAGCATCTGAACTTTTTCGACGTCTTTGTACATCAGTTGGTCGTTCAGGCATATATGTTAAATCTATATTATTTTTTTCATTATTTATCGCAAGCATTGTTTTATTAGGTTTATTAGTTTTATAATTTATCTTCTATCTTTTTAAATAGTTCATCTCCGTAAATTAAATTACCCGTTGGTTTATAATTATTAATTGGTCTAAAATCTTTTTTATTAGATATTGTCATCTTACCTACATCTGATTTTTTAAGCAATAAATTATTTGGATTATTATCATCACCGTCTATAGCGGAATCTCGTTTACTTTTATCAACTACATTTCCATAACCATCTATAGCAACCCCTGTTTTTTTCTTATACTCACTGCGTACATAATCAGGTATCCAATGCTTCCAAGAAATAAAAACCAGATTAGGATGCGTATAACTTAAAATAAACCCATTTTCTTTTAATTTATCAATAACAAATGCTATACAAGACGCTACATCATATTTTGGAACACCTATCATAACTTCAGGCACTACAAACCAGCAACACTGTTCGTTATTTTTTTGTCGCGATGTTGTCTTAATACGTGTATGTGCTCGTTCTAATACTTTATTATATGAATTAAGCACATTTAAATCGCACTTTTTTTTATATTGAAATAAATCATCTAAATTTAATTTTAGATTACCTTTATTATCCTCATTATTTAATATTATATTATCCATTTGATATTAAATAATAAAATAATAATTAAAAATTTACTAATAAATTAATTTACTTATTATGATTAAATTATAATTTAAGTATAATTTAAATATAATTAAAACATAATTATTAATGGTAATTAAAAATATTGTTATAGCTGGAGGTGGTCCCACAGGTTTAATAACATGTGGTGCTATTTCTGAGATGATCCGTCAAAAAATAATAGAGACTAATAATATCGAAAAAATATATGCAACATCAATTGGAGGTTTTATAGGAGTTTTATTATGCTTAGATTATAATTTGACTGATGATGTATATAATTTTTTTATTATGCGACCATGGGAAAAAACAATAAATATTGAAAGTAATGATATTATGGAGATGTTTAATGGAGGATGTTATCTAGATAAAATATTTAATATAATTAAACAAGACGTATTTCTTAAAATATTTGAAGTGTATGATATTACAGAAGAAACAACACTTTTAGATTTATATAATATTACTAATAAAGAACTTTATATGTATGTTATAAATATAAATACTTTCAATATTTCAGAGTTAAGTTATAAAACAACACCTAACTTATCTTTAATAAAAGCATTATGTATGACTTGTTGTTTGCCTCCTGTTTTTAGACCTATTGAATATGAAGGAGAATATTATATGGACGGTGGAGCTATTGTTAATTATCCTTTAAATAATTGTATTAAAAATAGCAAAAAGGATGAAACATTTGGGTTTAATATGATGTGCATAGAAAAAGATTTTTTCAATCCTAATAATTCTAATATGTTTTCTTATATTAATCATTTATTTAATATGTCATTTTCTATGATATCTACATCCCAAATTCAAGAAAAAATAGAAAATGAAATAATTTTAAAAAGAACCAGTGATTCTAGTAATATAAATATTTGGACAGATTTTTTTACAAAAAAAGAGTTTAGACATGATGTCTGGATGAACGGAGTTAATCAAATTAAAGAATTCTTAAAAAATAAACCACATCTTGTTAATCAGGCACATACTGATTAACTTAATTTTTTGTTATTTCTTCCATAAATGCTTCTAAATTTTCCTTTGTTGGTTTAGCATCAAATTCAATTATCTCATTATCTTTTTGTGCTTTTATTGTTGGATAACTATCTATATCAAATTTATTTGCCTTTTCTTCACCTTCTGTACTATCACAATCTATGGTAGTATCTGCATCTATTTTAATATTATAACCATTTATCGTATTATTATTATATTTCCCGGCAAATTCATCCCATACAGGTTTTACTTTTTTACAATGTGGGCACCAGTTTGTTTCAAATAAATATACATTTATATTTTTTTGAGTTTTATCATTGTCTTCTACTTCATTAGAAAGATTGCCATATAATTTTGCTCTTGCTTCTTTAATTCTTGGAAGTAAGTATGTATAAACAACATATCCTACAATAGCTAAACATAATACTCCTATTCCAAACACTAAACCAACTGTAGATGGTTTAACATTTTTAATACCGTCTTTAATGCGATCTTTTATATTACTAACAACACTTGGATTACCCGAAGATTCTATAGGATTCATAATATTATATATATTACGCTTAAAATAAAAACATATTAACTTAAACGAATATTGATATACTTATATAAGTTATTGAATAATAAATAATAAATAATAAATAAGCAAATGATTGTTCGTAGATATGATGGTGTTTTAGTAAATATTAATCGTTTAGATTTTGATAATGATATTCTTTATAATAAACATTTAATTAAAATTAAGTTTAATATTGATATTCCTGAAGTAAAAACCAAATTAGATATTTCTAAATATATTTTCTCTTAATAATATAACTAAAATAATTATGAATATTAGAAAAAATAAAACACAAAGAAAATCAACATTAAATAAAAGAAATACTCGTAAGTCAAAAACAGAAATAAAAACTAAGTCAAAAACAAAAGCGAAAACAAAAGCGAAAACAAAAAAAATATATAATAAAGGTGATTTTAAGAGTGGTGATGGTATGCTTACTACCGTATGGGGACCAGGGATGTGGCACTATTTACATACTATGAGTTTCAATTACCCAGTTAATCCTACTGAAGCAGACAAAAATCACTATAAAAGATTTATACTAAATTTACAACACGTTTTACCCTGCAAATATTGTAGAATAAATTTAAAGGAAAATTTCAAAAAATTACCGTTAAAACCTTGCGTTATGAAAAACAGAGATACATTTTCTAGATACGTATATGATTTACATGAACATATAAATAAGATGCTTAAAAAGAAATCTGGACTAACATACTGCAAAGTAAGAGAGAGATACGAACATTTCAGAGCAAGATGTGTTGATAAAAAACCATTAATGTATAAATATAGAGAACCTAAAAATAAAACTAAGAAATTACATAAAGGATGTACTGAACCTCTTTATGGTGAAAAAGCAAAATGTATAATTAAAATTGTTCCTCAAAAGAAAAAATGTGAGACATTTCAAATGGATGACAAGTGCGTTAAAAAGCGTGGGCTATAAATATTTGTAAGTTGATATAAATATTTATATAATAATGATTTATATAGGCGTATAATAATCAGTAACAAATGCGGATTTATTGATAATTACATCAGATGTAACTTCACCTGTTTTACTATCTCCAAATGTATTAAATGTTATAAATTTCTTAGGTTTACATTCTTCGTATTCTTCATCTTTTTCTATATCCGTAGTATCTCCTTTCTTTCTTAATGCTAATGTTGCTATTTTCTTAGAATTTTTTATAGTAGATGTAGTAAAATAGTCATATTCTTCATTAAAAAAATCTTTATCAGGTCTTATTCTAGTTAATGGGGGAATACGTATCATTTCATTTGTATCAGTAAAATCAAATGTTATGTGTGCTCGTATATGTTTTGAATTATCTGTTTCTTTAGTAGGTGTTAATATTTCGGTTTTTGAATTATCATTCGCACTATCTTTAACATCTACCCTCATATTATCTACACCAAAATCCTTATATTCATTATTTTCTGTTTTATAATAAAAAGAATGATAACCATAATTATAACTATATTCATTAAATCTATAATCTACAAATAACTCTATATTATAATCATTATTATCACGCTCGACACTTTCTAAAAAATCTTTTTCTTCAGGTGTCATATCATCATTATCATAATTATCATTGCCATTATCATTGCCATTATCATTGCCATTATCATTAAATTTTTCTGCCTTTAATATTTTTATTTTAATATCTTTTTCTCCTACTTTTTTGTCTCCGCTTCCAGTAAGGGTTACTATATCATCTTTTTTGTATCCTGAACCTTTACTTCCTAATACTAACTTTAATAAATTACCGTAATATGTATCAGTTATTGTATAAAAACTTAATCCTGAACCATTACCATTAGTAGTTGTTTCATATAATGTTGGATTATCTTTATTACTTAAAACATCTATATACCCTTCCTTAATATTTTTTTTACATTTCTTACAGTTCTTATAATTAAATAAAAGGGTTAGACTTAAAATTACTATTGCTAATATTATTAAGGTTCCTAATATTTTAAGATTAAATTTCATATACATATTGTTTATATTAAATATATATATAAAACTAGTTATGATTACATATAGCATGCGAACCGCCTCCTTTCTCCTCCCACGCCTCTCAACGGCGCTTCACTGTATTTGCGTTCACTGCGCACTTGTTGACTCCTGCACGGCATACCACTTCGTTGAGGAGCAGCACTCACAGCCTCACGTCACATCCTCACCTACGTTTTCTCCACGCCCTGGTTCTCCGCGCATTGAAGCACACATTCACACGGAAGGCGACCTACTCCCCCGCTACTTACGCACAGACTCGTCGAAACTTGGCAAAAGTATGGATACGATCGAGTTTGATGTTGTCGCCTGCGAGGATTACCAGGAAGAAATCGGCAAGTGGAAAAACTCTATGCCAAAGGGAACTTTGCTTGCCGCAGGTTTTTCGACTGATTGGGTACCAAGATGATTGCATATAGCATTATTACATACCAAATTGACTAAAGTCAGCTAATACCGGTCTAGGTAAATAGTTATCATTAGTGGAACGATAATTGGGAACCTTTTTACATTCAAATGCTGGTTCAGGACATCTTGCGCAAGATGGGCACGGTGGACATTTCTTTGTATCACAAGTTGGTTCGGGGCATTTGGGACATACAGGAGGAACTATTTTAGATTTAAGTATCCATTGATCTTCTTCTCCTTCCTTTCCAGGATACGCGGGTTTGTCTTCATTTTCCATACCTTCTTTCTTTCCACCAAATATGTTTGCTAAAAAACTGCTTAATGGATTTTGATTTTTTTTTTGATTTTCAAAAGTATCTGTACCTGCTCCTGTATCTGTACCTGCTCCTGTATCTGTACTCGCTTCTGCATCTGTATCTTCTGATTCTACTTCTGCTTCTGTTTCTGTTTCTGCTTCTGTACCTGTTCCTGTTCCTACTGGAGCACCTGTTTCATCTATAGATGAAAAACTCGCACCATTAACCATTGTATTAAATAACACTAAAGGGTTCATTTTAGAACCTTTTTGAAATTCTGGACCCTGACCCTCACCCTGACCATCACCCTCACCCTCATTATCCATTCCTTCTTTAAATCCTAAATTGAACCCTAAGTTGAATTGGGGTATTTGTATGCAACACCCTATTAGTGCTATTAATAATATAACAAATAAATGGATTTTTTTTAATTTGAAATTCATAGTATAATATATATATATATATTATTACATAGGAAAAAATAAAGTAAATAAATTGAATTAAAATAACTATAAAATTATAATTATAAGATTATAAGTATAATATTATAATTATTAATATGTGTGACAAACCAGATAATTTCACGATAAACGGATTACAAAAATATTATGCTAATGATGAATTGTTTGAAATCGGAATAGATGAAGCTGGACGAGGACCACTATTTGGACGTCTTTATACCGCAGCTGTTATTCTCCCTAAAGATGATGAATCTATCAATCACGATTTATTTAAAGATAGTAAGAAATTTACTAAATCAAAGGCAAAAAATCCAAGAAAAACTTCTTCAAAAATAGAAGATGTTGCTGAATATATTAAAAATAATGCTGTTAGTTGGTCTGTTAGTTATATAGATGAAAAAACAATTGATAAGATAAACATAAGACAATCTGTTCTTCGTAGCATGCACAATTCAATTAAATCAACGCTTGAAAAAGTAGATATACCCAACGCTAGACTGCTTGTAGATGGTAACGATTTTAAACCATATATTCATATGTGGGGAGGGGAAATAGAAGAATGCCCGCATATTACAATTGAAGGTGGAGATAATAAATATACACCGATTGCAGCAGCATCGATTTTGGCAAAGGTGGCGCGCGACCAATATATAGAAGAACTAGTTAAAAAACATCCAGAATTGGAGGAACGGTATGGTATTGCTGGTAATAAGGGTTATGGTGCTAAGAAACATATGGATGGCATTAAGGAATATGGCATAACTAAATGGCATCGTAAAACATACGGTATTTGCAGAAATTATTAAATGATATGTTTAATTATTAATTGATATGTTTATTTAAGATTTTATTTAAGATTTTAATTAGACTTTGAACCGATTTTCCACATAAAATTACTAAGCAAATTACTAATACCTAAGAGTAATAAAACTGCTACGACAATACCTACTCCGGTAATATATCCTAGACTGCAAAAATAATTAAAAAATATAGTAATTAAAGAAATAATTATTAGTGTTAAAATTGCAATTGTTAATATAGTAAATATACTATTTCCCCGTGTTAGTTTTATTTTTTTTGCTGCTAAAGATTTGAAAAAGGGATTTTGTGCTTTACCTGTTACAAAGACAATAATATTAATAATTATAGCACCAATAAAGTAAACTTTGGCAGGCATACAGAAATCTTCCATTCCAACTATTTTAAACATTTATATTATAATGATAAAATAATCAACTGATTAAATAAAATAATCAACTGATTAAATAAAATAATCAACTGATTAAATAAAATAATCAACTGATTAAATAAAATAATCAACTGATTAAATAAAATAATCAACTGATTAAAATATAAATTGAACTATATTAAATAAATTTTACTATTTTTTAATAGAATAAATATATTGCATCATAAATATATATTATGGTTAAGGTACTTGTTTTTGATACAGAAACTACTGGATTGCCTCCAAGCAAATGGTTAAATAAACGCGAATTAGAGCAATGGCCATATATGATTCAATTAGCGTTTATCATATACGATACAAGCAATATTAATAGTGATTATAAAATAGGTGATTCAATTATTTATATGGATTCACAAAAAACCTATAATAATGTAACTATATTAGGTGCGCATAAAGATGATCCAAATGGCGGAACATATTATACGATTAAATTACCGTCTGGTTTGGAAAAACAAACTGTATCCGAAAAATTGCGCCCCCAAAATCAAGACAATAATATCATCTATAAATACAATAATATTATCAAGATAAATAAAAGTATTACTATAAGTGATGAAAGTTTTAAAGTACACGGTATAAGTCATAGAGTTAGCGAGCGTAAGGGAGTAAATATATTAGATGCTCTTAAGATATTTAAATTGGCAGCATCTTGTGCCGATATCATCTTGGGGCATAATGTTGACTTTGATATTAATATTATCAACGCAGAGTGTATGCGAAATGAGTTGCCGAATATTTTGATGAATGACCGACAACGTGATTTATGCGAGAAACTTAAACATAAATATGTGTGTACTATGAATTGGACACGTGAATGGCTTAATATTAAAGTAATAAGTCAGCGCGATGGAGAAGAATATATTAGATTTCCAACTTTAAATGAAGTACATGAAAAGATTTTTGGTCAAAAAATAGACGAAAAAAAATTACATGATGCTTATATGGATACGATTGTTTGTTTAAGGTGTTATATTAAGTTAACAGAGAATAAAGACATCGGTTTAATAATGGATTAATTATAGATTGTTACAAGTATAAGGTAAAAGTATTTTTAATCTCATAAGTAGACATGCCCAACTTGCACCACTATGTCCTTGATGGTCTAGAAGTATAGCCAACTCATTAAATTCTGGAGGAAGTGAACGGTCAAACATATATCCAGTCTCTTTAGGAGGAGTATATGTTAAAATAACATCCTTTATATGTTTATATTGACTGTTATTGAGCAATGTTATTGCATAAATTACATTTTTTTCAAAGGGGTCAATATTATAATTATTTGTAGATGTATCTTCTATAAGTAGTGGTTCATTCATTTTGATATTCTAATATAATTAACTATTTAATGTATTTTAACATCAAAATTATTCTATTTTAAACTTCAATTTTTTCCAATACAAATATGTTTGCTAATCTTTATTAAATGATACTAACAATTATATATAAATATATTAGATATATTAGATATAGATATAATAGACATAACAATGTTAAATGCGATAATGGAAAAACCTCCTTTAAGGATTTATGATTTTGATTATAGTGATAATGATGAAGAAGGTGGTATAATACAACATAATTATAATAGAAAACAAACATTTATAGATAAGATAATTAATTGTGTTGCTTATTGTGATAAAGGGGTTGAATGTTTTTTTCAAGCATTAGAATGGTTAGATTGTGATGAAATAACAAATGTTAGAAAAAATATATGTGTTTGTATTATTCTATCTTCACCTTTTATACTTATATATTATAGTTTTAAAAATATGATTTTTTTATAGTTTATACTTTATAACTTAAGCACCACACATTAGACATTCCTCATCTTCTCCAGAATTAATTACGTTTCCATCCGCGTCTTTTTCCTTCGGTTGAATTGTGAATTGCTGCGGTTGATGTCTTGGTTTACGCCTTAGATAATAAATACCGGTTTTAAGTCCTTGTTCCCATCCATAAAAGTGCATTGACGTAAGAATACCATAGTTCGGTTCTTCTACCCATAGATTCAAACTTTGACTTTGACAAATATACGCACCTCTATCACGCGACATATCAATCAAATGTTTCATAGGGATTTCCCATACAATCTTATACTTATTTTTAATATCTTGAGGCAACCCTTCAATATGTTGAACACTTCCACGATTAGCGATAATATTATCCTTCACATCCTTACTCCACAATCCCAAATCAATCATATCTTTCATAAGATATTTATTAACAACTACAAATTCCCCTGCAAGAGTGCGCCTAGTATAAATATTACTTGTAAATGGTTCAAAGCACTCGTTATTTCCTAGAATTTGCGATGTAGAGGCGGTTGGCATTGGTGCTACTAGCAGAGAATTACGAACACCATTTTCTACAATATCTTTACGCAAAGCCGCCCAATCATATCTTCCACTTGGTGTAATACCCCACATATCAAATTGGAACGTACCCTGTGAAATTGGTGAGCCTTTAAAGGTTTCATACGGACCAAGTTCTTTCGATAGTTCAAGACTTGCTGTCAGCGCGGCATGATAAATTGTTTCAAATATCGCAGTATTTACCGCTTTTGCTGTTTCACTATGATAAGGAATATCCATAAGGATAAACGCATCCGCCAATCCCTGAACGCCAATACCAATAGGTCTATGCCGCATATTACTCCTGTATGTTTTATCGGTTGGATAATAATTAATATCAATAATTCTGTTAAGATTACGCGTTACAACTTGTGTTACTTCATGCAACTTTTCAAAATCAAATACTTTATTTTCAACAAATCTGGAAAGCGCAATACTAGCCAGATTACAAACAGCTGTTTCATCCCTATCGCTATACTCAATAATCTCGCAACAAAGATTGCTTGATTTAATAGTACCCACATTTTTCTGATTTGTTTTATTATTACACGCATCCTTATAAAGAAGATACGGTGTTCCTGTTTCCATTTGAGCATCCAATACCTTAAACCACAATTCCCTTGCCTTTACAGTTTTATTAGCGAGACCTTTGCTCTCATAATCGCAATACAATTTCTCATAATCATCGCCATATGCTTCCGCCAAAGAAGCACATTTATGAGGGCAAAATAGCGACCAAATACTATCTTCTTTAACTCGCTTCATAAACAAATCGGGTATCCATAGACCATAAAACAAATCACGCGCCCTAGCATTTTCATCTCCAGTATTCTTTTTAAGATCCAACCAATCTTCGATATCTGCGTGGTCAGGCGACATATAAATAGCAAATGAACCGTTTCGCTTACCTCCACCTTGGTCTACATATCTGGCCGTTTCATTAAAATTACGAAGCATTGGAACAACACCATTACTTGTTCCGTTTGTTCCATGAATATGTGTGCCGGCGGCACGAACATTGTGAATATGAAGACCGATTCCACCTGCCCACTTGGAAATCTTTGCGCAATCTTTCAGTGTATCGTAAATACCTTCAATGCTGTCATCTTGCATACCAATAAGATAACAAGAACTTAGTTGTTGACGCGCTGTACCGGCATTAAACAAAGTCGGCGTTGCGTGAGTAAAATACTTATTAGACATCAAATCATATGTTTCTTTAACAAGTTCAAAATTAGTTCCATGAAGAGCTACCGCTACACGCATCCACATATGTTGCGGTCGCTCAACAATCTTTTTATTAATACTCATAAGATAAGCACGTTCAAGTGTTTTAAAACCGAAATAATCTATAAAATAATCCCGAGAATAATCAATCATAGCATCGTATTTTTCACCATATTCTGAAACCAAGTCATATAGTTGTTCACCTACAAGCGGTTTAGCCTGTTCTTGCTCGTTAATATAATTATAAAGACGTTTTACTACCATGGTAAAAGACCTTTCTGTGTTTTTATGATTATTAGATACAACAATACGACTTGCTAGAGTGCCGTAATCCAAATTAATAGTAATATCGCTCGCACACTGCTGTGCTGTCAATTCGTCTATCTTAGATGTTTCAATTCCATCATACAATTGTTCAATAATCTTCATAACAAGTTGAGCATAATTAAGACTTAGATTTGCCTCTGTTCCAAGTTTCTTTACCCGTTTAAGAATTTTATCAAAAGCAATAACTTCCTTGGACCCCGAACGCTTAAGAACATACATCTCGTTATTACTTTTATCATTCTTAGTTTTATCTACAACAGTATTGTTTTCATTAGCAGTACTCATAATTTAATTATTTAATATACAATAATTATAATATAATATTTTATATCATTTTGATTTTAATTAAAATTTCAATTTTAAGTTAATTAATAAATTAAATAATTAAATAATTAATATTTGGTTAATTAATATTTTCTATGATTATATAAATATAGAAAATATGATAGGTTTAAAAAAAATGCAATGTATTCATTTAATTATTTTGATTTTTGTTGTATTAGGTTCTGCTATGTTATTAAAAGATTCTGGTTCAATAATTAGCGAATCATTTACTTTAATGAGTAGAGGTGAATATCCAAAAGCTCATATGTATCCTCTTTTAGCAGATAGTTTTCCAGTAAAATCTAAACCTGGACCATCTAATTTAAGTATGAAAGATCAAGAAGGAGATTATCCTGTTTATGAGACAGGAAATTATGACCAAAAAACAAATAATGAACGGTTTTGGTTATGGCCAAATAATGGTCGCGCCAGCCCACCTAGTTTTGCCGGATCGTTATATGAAAAAAAACTTGAATTAGAAAAACCAACACCTGTTAATCCACCTACTTGGAAATCACCTAAACCAAGAGTTAATTTCTACAATTCCTGTTAAAACACGTCTCTAATATACTTGTCTTAGATATCTATTTCTATAACACATTTATTATTTGTAACCTGTTTTATATAATCATCGGTTATATCAAAACTACCCGACTTTAGTTTTGTTATATTATTAGTTTTATTTGCTGTTCTAGGTTTACTTTTGGCAACTCTTTTACTCCATTCACCTGTCTTTCGCTCTTCTTCTATTATATTCCATACTTTTCCTAATTCTGGAACAAAACTACTAAACCACCTATGATTTCTTTTAATTAATACGGTGCTAACTTGTTCTAACTTCCAATAAATATTTTGTACCCAATTTAGTTCTTCTTTTTCTGCATCATTCATCGCTTCTTCTTCCCAATTATCAAATTCTTCTTTTGTACAATTAAATGGCGGATACTTGTAATATGGTTTGCCATCTTTTATAAAATGTATTATAACACCCTTATACTTAATATCCGTATCATTATCCGTATCCTTATCATTATCCTTATCGACATCTGCTATATAATCATTATAACTATCGTATTCAATAAATTTGGTTTCTAAGAAATCACAATAATCCAGATCACATACCTCCATCTGCAGTTGCATCTGTATCCAATATTCATCTTTTGGAATACCCGTTATAATTCTAGTAAAAGGATTTTTTATCTCCAACATTCTACCATATAAGGGTGATGATCTGTCAACACATATACCATCAGGTGATGCTCCAAGGTGCAGAATGGTATCGTGTTTAATACAACCAAAATCCTCTATTTTAGTTTTATTAACATATTCATAATATGCTACTGAAATAGGTTCATACTTAATTCCCCAATGAAAAGGTGTTGTCGTAGAAACAACCTGATTCACTTTTTTAGTATTTTCACCTTCACTTTTATTTTCAGTTTCATTTTCAGTTTTATTAACATCGGTTGGTATTTCTAACGGTTTACATTTTTCACAAATAATTTCGTTTATTTTTGATTGGGTACCTACTACTTTAAATGCATTACTTGCTGTAATAATACCGTGACGAAAATTATACCATTCATCTGTTCTCTGTTCTGGTTGCGGTTTTTGTCTTATTCTATTAATTTTTTGTTTTATATTTCTTACCTTTGTAGATGATATTGTTGTTTTATCATATCTATCTACAAATACCCTATGTGGTATAATATGATTATATATTATATCCTGGGTTTCTTTAATTAAATCATCTACTGTATTATTTATTGAATTTGTAGTTACATGTTGGTCGGTTACATGTTGTTCGGTTACATGTTGTTCATTCATATTATGTGATAAATTATTCAATATAGGTAATATCTGTATCAATAATAGTTCTTTTGTATATTTTATCATAGTTTCTTCAAACGACGATTTATAATAATCTACCATATTATCGTCAAGATATTGTTCCATTATACCTGAACAACATTCAATTAAATTATACCATATATCATTAGGTATATCTATATTATCTTGCATATCATCTTGCATATCATCTTGCATATCATCTTCTATATTATTTGTCATTAATTTATTATTTATATTTATATTTATTAATATCAATATAAATTTATATCAATTTTAATTATTATTTTATGACATTTATATTATTTAGATTTATCTGATTTAGATTTGTCTGATTTAGATTTATCAGATATATGTTTTCTTGAACTCCGCTTATCATTTGTATTCTTTTTAGTTTTTCTATTTTTAGGTGCAAGACCTAATGATGTTCTTGTCTTTTTATCATCCATATTTTTTAACGTAAATTCTTTTGTATCACTATTAAAATGAAGAGAAGGTATATTTTTTATTATTCCTGTTGTTTTATCATATGTAATTTCTTTAGATATTTTTAATCTTTTCTTT